CTGACTGATCCACCCGGATTGGTTGAGCGTCCACTCGTTATAGAGCGTGTAGGTCGCCCGCGCGTTGGGGTTGGTCGGGGTCCAAGCCGGCAATAAGTCTTCCTCGGGACCGCTCGGCTGCGGCGCCGGGCGGTCCGAAGTGTTGGCGTTGGCGACCATCGTCCAGTCGCCGTCGCGCGTCAGATCATTGGCGAGGAAGGATTGCGGCGGACCGCTGTAGCGCACCCAGCGCGTCCGCGCGTTGACGGCCGGAGTGACAAACGCGGTGGTCGCTAACCTCGTCGAATTATCGCCGGCCGGCGCCGTCGGAGCGGTTGGAATACCGGTGAAGGCGGGGCTCGCCAGCGGCGCCGCACCGAGGCTGGTCAGCGCCCCGGCCGCGGTCGTCGCACCGGTGCCGCCGTTGGCGACAACCACCGGTACGGCGAGCGCCAGCGCGCCGGCGGTGGTGATCGGGCCACCGGTTAGCCCGGTGCCACTGCCTACGCTGGTGACCGTGCCGCCGCCGCCGCCGGCGGCGCCAATCACCGAATGCACCCACGCGGTGGTCGCCAGATGGTTCGAGCTGTCCGCCGGCGGCGGCACCGGGGCGACCAGTCGGCGACCGTCCATCGGTCCGCTCATCGGCCGGTCCTTCTCACACCAGACCTGCGGTCGAGCGGCTCAGCATCGCCGCGAGCCGCGCGTTGGCCACCTGCGAGCGCATATCCTGGACCTGAGCCGCCTGGGAGAGCTCGGCGGCGCGGAAGGTGTTGTCCGCCTGCATCTTCTGCTGCTCTTGCTGGGCCTCGACCGAGGACCGGAACATATCGGCCGCGGTTTTCTGCTGCTGGACCTGGAGATCGGTCGCGGTCTTTTGCGCATCGGCCTGGATCTTGGCCATGTCGACCTGCTGATCGCCGCGGGCAATCGCCTGCTCGCTCTGGATCTCCTGCGGGCTCTTGACGTTGCCCTTTTGCTGCGGCGGCGGCGGCGGCGCCTGCGCCAATTGGGCAAAGGCCTGCTCGAAATTCTCTTCGAGCGGGCGCGCCGTCGGAAACGCCCGCACCCCGAACAGCACCAAGGCCTTGGCGAGCGGAGCAATCGCCGGGTTGGTCTGGATCTGCGGCACGATGACCTGCAGCAATGGCATGATCGAGGTCAGAAACTCGGTCCGCGCTTGCTTTTCCGCCTGCTCGTCGGCGGCAATCGTGCTGTCGGCCTCGATGTCGATCGCAAACCCGGTCGCAGCATCCCGGCGGATCACATTGCAGGCCGATAGAAACTGCAATTGACGGCGGTTCTTTTCCTGCTGCCAGGCCGCGGCCATCTGGCGCCAGCGCAAGAAATCGGGGTTGACCATCATGCCCGGCGGCGCCAGGTGCTGCGGTCCGACACCGGGTGCCGGCTGCATCGCAAAACCCGGCTGCGTGGTCCGCGGCAACGAACCGATTGCGGTCGCGGGTGCAGCCCCCTGACCGACGCCGCCGGGCGCCTCGGCGGGGTCGTCGGTCAGCCCGGCTCCCGAGGGCGAGGCCGAGGACGACACCGGAAATCGTTGATCCGACATTGACCGTCCTACTTGATTATCCTCATAAAGGGTCCCGGCAACAGGAGCGACCGGGAGAACCGATGCCTCGCCAGATACACGCCGCCGATCTGCGCAGCGCCGCCCGCGACGCCGAGATGGAGCTCAATTTTCCCAAGGCCGCCGAATTCTGGGAGGCGGCGATTTTTGCTTATCCTCCGGGGGTGGCAAAATCCCGCGCGGGACGCGCCGAGCTCGCCCTGATGCGCCGGCGGCTCGACGCCTGCCGGCATCTAGTCAATCAACCGATCGGCCACGCCTGACTGACGCATGATCTCGGCGGCAGGAAAAACCCCGGCTTATTAAGCCGGGGTTTTTTCAGGCGCCGACCGCAGGGTTGAACGGTGAGGACGGCGGCGGCACCGGCACCGCACCGCCGCTAAACGGGTCATGCTCGACCGGCACCAAGAGCGGCGGTTGCGAACTCCGCGGCGAGCCCGGCCCGGTCGCCCAAGGCCGCGGTCGCGTCAGTCCGCTTTCGAGCCCGTATTGGGCAATTTGCGGGCTGGTTTCCCAGACCCGGGTGCCGGGGTCGGGGGTCCATCCGTGCTGGGCGGCGAAGTCGTTTTCGATCTGAGATACGCGCGGCCCCAATGTGGCGAGAATCTCCGCGGCCCTTCGTTCCAGATCGGGTCGTCCGGTCCTGGTGATGGTTTCCAGATAACCTTGCCCATTGGGTTGCTTCCGCCAGTCGTTGGTGATGTAACCGCCGGTGGCAAAACCCGGCCTCAGCGTTGCGTCCTCTGGCAGATTAGCGGCGTTGACCGCCCGGTCAACGTGTTTCTGAAAATCGACATTTGTAACCCCGGACGCCTCGGGGTCGTTCCAAAAACGAAAGCCCCTCGGGGTCGCGATCGGGCTGAACCAGTCCGTGCCCGCGGCATTTTTCATGGTTTCGACCATGTTCTGCGCCTCACCGCTGGTCAGCGTCCGGCCGATGTCGACATCGACCAAATTGCTGTCGCCCGGCTTGAGCGAGGGGCGATATTGCGGGAAATGCCAGGCTGAAGCGTCCTGCCGCAACAACAGCCCACGGGTCGCCTCGCTCGCATTGAAGAGATCCTTGGTCGCCTCATCGGTGCCGGCCAGATAGCCGCCTTGCAATGGCGCCCCGGCGAGGCTCTGCGCCTGGCTGCCCGGCCGCACCGCCCCCTCGAATACCCCCGGACCCTGAAACGACGGCACGTTCGGCAACCCCATGTGGCGCGAGATCAGATCGTTGCCCTGATCGTCCTCGAGCACGGCGCGGATCGCATCGTGATAGGCCTGCTGGGTCGCGGGATCGGCCTGGTGATACTCGGGCAGGTTGCCGCTGGTCTGCCCGGGGGCGCTTTCCCAGCTCTGCTGGGCAACGCGGTTCTTCAGCGCACCGGCAAAATCGAGCGCCGCAGCACCGATCGGCGTCCCCTCGACCTGGGCCTTCTTGGCCGCCCACACCGCGGCCTGCACCTGTTCGGGGGTCCAGGTTTCGCCGGGGTTGCGGGCTTCGAGCTCGGTGGCCACGCGATCGGCCAAAATCCGCGTGAAATTGTGCTGCCCCACGGTCGGCGACCCGTCGTATTGAGCTGCCGTCTTGTTGCTGCCGAGCTCCGGCGGGTATTCCGCCGCGCGCATGTTCCAGACATCGTTGACAAAAGGATGACCCGCCGGATCGGGGTTCCATTCGAGGCTCAGCGCGGTGTGGAAGGGACCGGTCTTCTCGCCCGTCATCGGCGCACCCTGATAGAGCAGCGGCACCGCCCGCTGTCCGATCTCCAGCCCGCCACGCCCGCCGACGGCGAGCACCGGCTCGCCCACCATCGCCTGGTTCCACAAGGTCACCGCGTTGGCGGCGTTGCCCGCGACATCGGTACGCGGCGACGACACCGCCAAGGCCGCGGCAAACCGATCGGCCGCCTCGGGCTCGCCGGCCGCCTGCAGGATCGCCCGACCGCTGTTGGCGTACCACTCGCGCGCCGTCCGGCCGGTCTCGGCAAGATCGGAATAGCGGCCCACCAGCCCATTCATGTCGTCCATCGATTGAATGTGCGGCGGTGGCGACACCGGCTGCTTGGCACCGCTAAGCGGCAGCGGGTCGTCACCCGCCAGGTGCTGCGCGCGCAGATCCTCGGCGAATTGCGCGGCTCTGGCGGTGTCGCTGATCGGCGCGTCGAGCGCCGTACCGCGGCGTAATATCGCCGGGCCAGCCCCTAAGGCGCCACCCGGCACGGGACCCGCTATCGCCGAGGTCACGAACTCAGCCAAGGCCGGCAGGCGGCCGACGTACTCGCCGGTCTGCGGGTTGACGGTCAGGAACGGCTGGGCCGCGGTCTGCGGGCTCAAGAGTTCGGCCTGGCGCTGCAGCCCGGCCCGCGCGGCCCCGGTAAAGGCCTCGCCGATACCCTGCCCGGCCTCCTGCAGACCACGCCAGCTGCGCGCCAGATAGCTCTCCGGCCCCCCGGCAAAATTCTGCCAAGCGCTGCTGAGCACGCCGGCGAGCCCGTGCCCCTGATCCGGCATCGGCGCCGCCGGGTCCTGGTCGGCAAACGGGTCGTGGTCGACCGGGATCAGATCGACCATCGCCCCTCCTAATCGTGTTCCAGGCTCGTTCTCACGCCACCATCAGATATTTGCCCGGCCGCCGCGGATCCGGCACGTAGTGCCGCCCATCGGGCGCCAGGCGGGCCCCGGGAACCGGCGGGGGAATCGCCGGCACAGGACCTTGTGGTATGGGGGGTCTCCCGGGGCCGCCTGGCATGATGGGTGCCGACGGTCCCCCCGCCGTCGGCACCGGACGCGGTCCGCCGATCGGCGCGCGCCCCATCGCCGCCCCCATCCCGCCCAAGGCGGCAGCCATCCCGACCGGTCCGCCGGGCGGCTGCATCGGCGCCGGCACCATCATCGGCGGCGGCGGCGGCAGAGCCGGCAGGGGTTCGGGGAGCCCCGACATCAGTGCGAGGGTTGCAGGCGAAAAGTGCCGCGCCATGATCGCTCCCCGCAGCCGCAGGAGGTCGCGGGCAAACCGCGCCACGTCCTTTTGCGCTCGGGTGATGCGTCGGGTCGCGAATTGCGTCTTGAGCTGCTGGGCGCCCAAGGTCTCGGTTGGGTTGGTCTCGCCGCGCAGAATGTCGGCGATGCCGGTCGTCTGGTAGATGATCCGCAGGATGCGCTCGCGGGCGTCGTAGAGCTGGATCAGAACGCGGGCGATCTGCTCCACCGGCAGCCATTGGATCAGCCCGTTGAGCCCGCCCTTGTCGCCGGCGAACCCCGCCCAATCCTCGACCGGGATCAATTTGTTCTCGCTACCGTCGTCGACCAGCTGTTGCAACACCGCCTTTTCCGAGCCGGCATAGACGCCGGCGACCTTGAGCGCCCGCACCAGGCGGTCGATGCGGCTCGTCAGGTTGTCGAGCTCGACCGCCTGGTCCTGGTACTCGATATAGTCGGCGATCGGCACCCGCTGCTCGTTCGAGGTCGTCGCTCTCAGACACTGCGGCGACGGGAAAAAGCCCGGAACCTCCAGCGGGTCATCCTTCTCGTCGAGCACTCCGTCCTTGTAGCCCTTAGCCCACCACACGGCTTTCTTTTGCTTTTTGTCCCAAATTTCCCAAACAATCGCCTTTTTGAAAGCATCGGTCAGCGGACCCTGCTCGTAATCGGTGGTTTTTACTCCATGCGGCGTGTAATCGAGATTGCAGGCCTCGCCTTTTTCCTTGCCGAACCGGTCGACGAGCTCGCGCCGCGTCAAATAGCTGCGATAGGCCTTCCACCAGATCTCGGTCTCGGTTCTTGCCGGAGTTTCGCGGTAATCTTCCCAAAACACGTAGCGCAATGGCGCCCGCTCGGCGACCACCGGCTGAAAGGTCGGGATCTCGCCGTCCTCGTCGGGCTCGCCGTCGGGGTCGTCCTCGGGCTCGCCCAATTCGTACTCGTAGAACACCCGCGCCACCCCGCGGCCCGGCAACAGCCGGTCCTCGACCACCCCCTTCATCACGTCGTCGAGCTCCTCGACATCGTCCTCCCAGGCGAGTGCCCGTTCGAGGATATTGGCGCCCAAAGTAGCCGCCGGGTCGGCCGTGTCTTTGTGGCGGCGGGCGACATCGGGTTTAGGTATTCGCCCATATAAAACCGGCTTCAATACTTCAACATTACTCCATAAGATATTATATTTCGCGGTGCGGCCCTCGTTGGCGTCGCGCTCGTCGCGGTAGCGCTTGACGAGCTTGCGGCCGCGCTCGATCCAGTCGCGATCTTCCTTTTCGGCGAGGTCGAGCTCCATGTCCCAGAATTTCCAGACCGCCTGCGGGCCCTCGCCGAGATCGTCACGATCCTCGATCGCCGCGCCCGTGCCAAACGTCTGGTCTTCAGCCATCTAGATCCTTCCCGAGCGCCCGTCGAGCCGCAGGATCGCATCGCGCGTGGTGTGCTGCCATTGCCAGTCCATCGGCATTTGCACGCCCGCAACCATGGTCCGCGGATCCAATGGCATCGGCGTCAGCGCCGGTTTGGAGCCGGGCATCATCTCGTCGAGCATCCGCCCGATCAGACTGAACGCATCCACCTGATCGTCATACGTGCCCGCCGGAAACCGCAACAACTCGTGCAGGAAATCTACCACCCAGGGTGCATTGCGCGGCAAATACACCTTGCCCATGCCGGTCCGACCGCGGATCGCCTGCGCGCGCGCTGCCTTGTCGGTCGAGCTCGCGAATTGCCGGCGGACCGCATAGATCTTGCGCTCCAATTGGCGCTTGGTGATGAACGGGCCGACCGAATTCTTGATCTGGCCGGCCTCCTCGGCCCAGGTGATGGTTTTCCACCGCGCCATCATGTCCAAGAGCGGGTCGATCCACTGATCGGGCGAGACCTGGGCGCGGTAGAGGTCGAGCAGGTAGAGATCGGCGTTCGGATCG